ATTGAAGCGCATCTGGGTCTAGGCCCATTGAAGCCTTTGATATTCCTGTTCTATTTTCTTTTACTTCATCTAAGTAATTCAACATAGGGAAACAATCTTTACCAACAAATGGCATATTGAAAGGTTGTACTGCGCCAGCATTTCGTTGACGAATAATACCGCCAACTTCTGTATTCATAACATCTTCTATGTTTGCTTGCCCTTCAACAACTGCAACTCTAGGGTGAACACTTAATGCAAGACTATCTAGCATAGAGCGCATAACCATTGATTTCACTTTTTGTATATCTTCAGTTATGTCTGCAATACTAAGTCCAAAGAAAGTGTGTGGCTCTGGGTCAGGGCAGAAAGACACAAAAGGTATAAAGTCGCATGGTAAGTTTTTCATAATTTCGTAATTATCGCCCATACAACAAACTCTGCGTAATTCAGCTACACCATCTCCTGTCATATCTAATTTCATATATGCTTCGACATACTGAACTTTTAAATTGCTATCATCTTCAATCGGGTCAATGCCGTCAGCGCCAAATTGATTTCTTGCTTGGTACTCTGCATTGTCATCTAACTCTGTTTCGTATGGTGCTGCATATTTCATAACATCATCATAATCGTAACCCATCTCAACAAGGTCTGATACTGTCAGGTATCGTCTATGGCCCACAATATAAGAATCTTCCATTGAGGTTGCGTTGCGGTCAATTATAAATTCTTCTGGAGGAACAGACTCAATCTTGACGCAGCCTTTCGATTTTTTTCTGCTGGCCTTAACATCATGCAGCTGTGGCATCTCCATACTTTCTTCCATTAACTGCGGTATAACTTCTTCGGCTTCTTCTTCTGTTTCAACAACAGCTTCAGGTTGTTCGTAAGCTGGGTCAGGATAAGATGTTATTTCGCTTATCATAACTTCGTCATCAGACTCTAAAACACTTAACTCAACATCTGTTATTCCAGAATATTCGTAAAATTCAGAATGGTATGTATCTTCCCAATAATATTTTATAAAGCCGTTCTTACATAACAAAGCATCTTTAAAGGCATTATAAAAAATTGGAAAGCCGTCATTGTCTTGTTGTAGTACAATGCGGTTTATATAATCAGTAGCTTGTTCAGCTAGTTTTATATCTTCTGCTCCAAATGGAACAAACTCTACAACATTTTCGCTGGAGAAAAAGATACGCATGAGGCTTGGCATGATGTCTGCGATTGTATCGTGAACATCAAGTGAGATGACTTGGCTTCTTCCGCTTTCTTCGTTACCGAAAGGTTTACCCTGATAGTAGTCAATGCTCGTAGCCCTGAGTGGTGAAACTGTATTGTCAATAAAGTCAGAAGCATCATCAAGGGCAGAACCCACAATACCTTGCAATTCCTCTTCGGAAGGCGCTCCATTATCAAACTCTTTCGTACTCATGCCTGAAGAATCTCCGACATCAATAGCTTCGTATGTATCGTCAGGCTTCATTTTTATTAACTCTATTTTTAGAAACTTTGTCTTTTTGGGGTTTCTTTTTGGTTTGTTCTTTTTTGCTCGCTAAGTAGTCATGGACTTCGTACTGAGCATCATATCTCGTAACCATACAGGATTCCTTATTTTGACACTACATATATAGTGTTTCTGTTTTTTAATTTTAAATGATTCTAAAAATTTTTCAGCACGGAAATTGTAATATAGTTACAAAGTCGAAGGGGGGTCATTCCTATATTTTACTGAAATCTCAAATTAGTGTGTTTTATATAAAACCCAAACCCCAGACCCTTACACAAAGAAGGGGGGATTCTTTATTTTCTTTTTTACTTTTTACCGAACTACAGAAAAAACGGCCTTTTGTTTGTGTGGTCTACCAAAAGAACACTATCTATATTATTTGTTATTCTTTAAGGCCTCAAGATGTAAGTCCTGAGTCGATATATTAACCTTTATATCGTTGGTAGCATTGGCTTTGAACTGACTATTAAAAGTACCAGCCTTCCAGCGCCTAGCCTCCAGCTGCAATTTGGCCTTTTGTATTTCTTCGGTTATTGGTTCTGCATTATCTACAATATCAAGGGCCTCTTCCATCACCATATAAGCCGACTCGCGCTGCCTTTCTTCTCTCAGGCGCATTACTTCATTATAAAATGCGCCTTTCTCTTGGCCTTCTCTAGGCTTGTTAAGCCACTTATAAAATAAGTGCCAAGTTAAACCTTTTTTATTAGGCCTAGAAAAATCCTCCAGCCCTTTGACTCTGCCCTGTACAATTTGATTAAAGCTATGGCCGTTATCAATAGCCTCAATGATTCTTCTATCAATGGAATCTTTCTTATCTATTTCGTTTAAATGATTCATATAACTTCGGGTGATTGGTTGGCCAGCCATGTTTGATTCCTTTTTTTTAGTATCAATAAATATATAATCATGGCATGGCAGATTGCAACACTAAAGCCTATATAGGCTTTTTAGTGCTTGCCATCTTTGCCATATCTTGCCCGTTCTTTTGTTGTGCTGCCACCTTTTGCCATCTTGCTACGGCTGGAAACGGAGGCCCAGCCTCATTATGGCAAGTTGTTGCCATCTGCTGCGGGTTTGCCATCATGATTGCAATTATGGCAAACGGCCCTTTTAACTTTGCCATCTGCTGCCACCAAATAAATATTAATTAATTGTTATTTTTCATACGATAGTTGTTGACAACAATGAATCCCGTCTTTAAGGTAAATATTAATTAAGGGCAATTAAGCCCAATTTATAGGAGTTATTATTATGACAGTACAAACAAAAAAAGAAGAATTATCAAGATGCGAGCAAGATTTAAGACGAATGGTCGACTCAATGGCTGATGATTTTGCAAGCGGCAAGTTTACTTTTGATATAGTTTTAAGTGAAGAGGAATTGGAAGGGGAATCCCTAACACATTATGAGGCTTATTCCGCCAATTATACTTATTCTCAATGTGGAGAATTACAAGGAGTAAGAGTCTTGCTTGCTGGAGGCGGCCCGAATATATGGTTAGACACTAATGCACAAGAGGTGCAAGGCTTTTGGGGTTCTGATAGATACAGCAAATATATCGGCCCGTGTTTTGAAATTCTTGATTATTTTGAAGAGTTTTCACCAATGGTTAAGAGATAGGGGTTATTATTATGTACGATTATCAAAAATTAAATATTCAAGGTTTAAAAGGCGCAGCTTTAACAAGAGAAGTTGGCCTTTATGCTGCCAATAAAATTATCAAATTATTAGAGTCTGACTCGCCAGCCAAGCCTTGGCAAAAATCATGGGCTGGATATTCGGGCTTTGATGGTTCGAGTTACGGCCATTGTAATCAAGATGGCACGGTTTATAGAGGCTGGAATCAATTCAGTTTGGCCATGGATAAAATGGCCCTAGGTTATGACTCCAATACTTGGGGTACTAAAAAGAATTGGTTTAAGAAGGGCTATTTAATAGCGGAGGATTCGCCAGCCGTTCCAATTATATTTGCTAAGAAAACCAGCTATAAAACTACTGATGATGATGGAGAAGAGGTTATTAAAACAGGCGGATTCATTTATAAAATATCATTCGTTTATAATTCCGAATGTACTTTTAAGAAAGATACCCAAGAACCTTTTGAGCCGTACGAATTAGAAGAGCCAGCAGAACCTAAAAAACCTTTTGAGATTCACGAGGCTTGCGAGGCACTACAAAAGAATTATCTTAAAAATTCGGGTATAGGGTTAATTGCTGCACCAGCTAATTCAAAGTACCAAGCCTATTACGCGCCCTCTCAAGATGTAATTGCTATGCCACCTAGAGAATCTTTTGTAGATACCAAAGACGGAGCAAGCGCCCAAGATAATTGGTACGCGACTCTATTCCATGAGATGGTACATAGTACGGGCCATAAGGATAGATTAAACCGACTCAAGGGTTCAAGGTTTGGCAGCAAAGATTACGCATTTGAAGAGTTGGTGGCCGAATTTGGGGCCGTTATGGTTTGTGGCGCTGCTGGCTTATTTGTAAGTCCGCCAGCTAATCACCATAGCTACATAGCCAGCTGGAAGAAAAAACTAACCAATGACCCTACAGCAGCCTTTAGAGCCGTAGCGCTGGCTCAATCTGCTATGGACTATATAGCGGTAACGGCAGCTGGTGAAAAATACAGCAAGCCCAACTATGAAGAGGCTGCTGCTTAATTATCTATCCGAGGCCCTTATATAGGGCCTCATTTAGATTATTAAATGGTTTAATAATCGCGGGCAATTAGGCCCAACAAAGGAGTAAATTATTATGGAATATATATTAACAATAACCAAAGAAGGCTCAAAATATTTTGATGCTACATTAACCGAGGAAGGTAACAGTTCTAATGAAATTGATTTTTTTAGAAGTAAATCAGAAGATGCTGTTATAAAGTTTATTAATAAAGTAACGGAAGAATATGGTTTTGCGTATGATAACCTTTATCCCAACGATTATATGCTTGAATATTTAAGAAATTTTATTAATGGCGGCAATCAAATTTGGGCTATTTATAGTAGATAAATTTAATTTAAAAAGGAGTAAATTATTATGAAAAATAACAGATTAAAAGTAATTGTGAATGACGGCTTTGGTAACACTATTGAGAAGAATTTTAATAGTCTTAATGATGCAAATAAATACCATAACAAAATGTACAAAAAAATATTTCTAAAAAATAATGTAACTAGAGAACAAGCAAAATATTTTAATTTATCTGAAGTAAAAATATTGAGGTTACACAATGAAATTTAAATTAGAAAATAATTCAAGAGTCATTAAGAAATTAGGTAAAAGATTTAGTGGCTCTTGGGCAAAAGTTAATACTAAAAAATTAAAAAGAAAAGCAAACAAAGGAGTAAGATAATGAAAAAAGAAACAAAAAAATATAACAATATGTGCCAAGTTCAAATTGATTTTGGCTCAAACCAATTAACATTTCAACGCGGTAAGGGTGATTTTACTCAAGCTGGTATTGAGTTGGCGGAGTTAGTGATTCATACCTTGGCCAATAAAGGTATAGGAAATATAAATCATTTATATACTGATTATGAGCCAAGTGAAATTATGAGAAGTTTATTATACCCGACTCAATATACTGAAGATAATTTTGTTTTGGAATTTGATGGTATATTCCAAAAGTCTTATGAAGAGCCTAATTATACCTACGAGATATGTTTTTATAGTACGGGTAAAATTAGTTTTCATGCGCATAGTAAAATTGAAGATTTTGAATTGCATACAGAAATTGATACTCAATTTATTGACAAGATAGCAGCCAAGCGAGGCGGTTACAGCTGGGGAGCAAGGCATGATATTTTAATATATCTTAACAAAATTTTTGCACCTATTTATGAGTTGGCGCTGGAAGATATAAGCAAATCTATTGAAGATGATATTAAGGCCGTATCATGAGTCAATTATTAGTTAATATAATTTGGGCCGTATTTCTTAGCATAACTTTCTTCATATTGTTATGCTTTGAAATAGGCTATTTTTAAAAGGAGTAAATTATTATGAATGATTATACCTTAATAGATTTTTTAGGCGCTGTAGGGCTTTATATGGGCTTATTTGGCCTATTCATGGCAGCAGTTATAGGAGTGGCCCTATTCTTTGCTAAGATAGTGTTCCCTATAGATTAATAAATTAATAAAGAAAGGAGGTAAATATGGATTTATTTGATAAATGCTTTAAGTGTGGTGAAGGTTCGGAATACTTTTCAATGAAAGAATTTGAAAGTAAGAAAGACGGAAACAATACTTATTGTGATAAATGCTTTGAGCAAGTTATTGAAACAAATTAATAAGTTATCAATACAATTAAGAGGGCCTTCATTAGGCCCTTTTTTTAGGCCGCAGCAAGTTGACAATAACAAGTGAATCAAATTAAATGTCAATAAAGGAAGGTAATAATATGACAAAAAAATTAATGAGAATATATAAAGGTAAACTATCAGAAGTTGCAGCGCAGATTAAACGGGAGGCCAAGGAAGATAAGATATATAACTTTCATTGGCTGCTGGATAAAATGCTTGCAGCTGGTAACATTACAGTTGAGCGGGCCGCAGAATTAAAAAGGCTTTATCCCTCATCTAAACATTATAAAACAAGAAAATGAAAAACATTAAATATTGGATTAGAAATTTTTTGTGTTTTCGTTTTATGTGGAGGAAAAAATAATGGGTATTTATCAACAACCAACAGATAAGTTTAAATGTTTTATGTGTAAGAAATTGCAAACTAATTCATGCCCTATCTGTAATAAACAAACAAATGAATCTTGGAAAATAGCTTTAAGCATGGGAAAGGAAAAGAATAATGGCTAGTGATATTATAAAAAAAAGGGATATTTGTATTCAGTTAAATAAAGAAAGTGATAATTCTTGGGAGTGGTTATTTATTGCTTCTGAAGAAGATATTAATGACGAATATGAATATTGGACTGAAGAAATGTCGGATAAACCTCTTGAATATTTTGTTAAAACTGTATTGGGAGAGGAGTATTATGAAAAAAGAAAAACTGTTTAATTGGAAGGTAAAGCTACAATTAATTTTTGTGGTTTTAATGTTGGTGCTGCTTAATGGAATAGCGCCAAAGCCTTTTGCAAAGCATGAGCAAGTTGAATGTATTAATATAAAGGAAAAAACATGAGAGTAATAAATTATATAAGGCTATCTTCAGAGTCGCAGATAGATAATCAAAGCGCACAAATACAGCATGAAACAAATGAACATGAAATTGAAAGATTAAAAGAGTCGGGAGATATAAACCCGCATATAAAATCTGAAAAGATAGATGATAGCGGAGTATCAGGGCTGTTAGATTTTCAGGATAGAAAATTTGGTAAGGAATTATTAAACTTAAAAGAAGGTGATTATATTTTTATCAGTCATGTTGATAGGCTTAGTAGAGATAATAGAATCTATGCTAACTTTGTTCATAGATGTAAGTTAAACAAGGTAAATATTATTGCACCTAATACGGGTAATTTAACAATGGGTGCTAATGCTAATCAAAGTTTTTTATCAACAATGCAAGCCGTGTTTAGTGAATATACAGTTAAAACAACCAAACAAAAATGTCGTTCAGGCAGCCAAAAAAAGAGAGGTTATCCATACCATGATTTTCAGGCCGTTAAAAATGGCATGGGTGGAAGAGTGCCTTATGGTTACAGGAAAGAAGGCAGCGGAAAAAATGCTTTATTTATTAGGGAGTCTTGGCATGAAGAGGCCGTTGATTTAATTCATAACTTACATAAACAAGGTAAATCATACAGAGAAATTGCAGCAACAGTAACAGTTGCATTTAGCCCGTATGAATCTGCGAAGTTAAGCTATCAAACAGTCTTAAAAATTATTAAAAATTCAGAGGACTATGAATCTACATTAAAAATTAATCAAGAGGTTATGTAATGAAACAAAAACAATTAGAAGAAAATATAAAAAAAGATTTAGCGAAGTTAGGCACAAAGTACAGGGCCATGGGAGATGAACAGGAGTTATTTTTTATGGCCTTTACTGCGGAAACATTTTTATTAAGCATGATTAAAAATGTTCCAGCTGCACAATCATTAATAATCTTTGTTAATATATTAAATAATACTTTGCAAAACCTTTTAAAAACTTATGCACCGAACATTGACAATAACAAATAAAGTATTACATTAA